GTTTATCTCACCTGCTGCTGGTTTCACCGTTGTTGCTACTGCCAACACCAAAGGTAAAGGCAGCGAGGATGGTCGCTTCATCGGCACCAACGTAATGAACGAAGCATTCCTCGAGCGTTTCCCTATTACTGTTGAGCAAGCATATCCTGCTCCTGCTGTTGAGAAAAAGATCCTCGGTAAAGTGTTCGCCGATCTTAATCTTGACGACTCTGAGTTTGTTGAGAAGTTGGTTGACTGGGCGGACATTATCCGTAAGACATTTATGGACGGTGGCGTTGATGAGATTATCTCTACTCGTCGTTTGGTTCATATCGCTAAAGCACATGCTATCTTTAATGATCGTATGCGTTCTATCGAAATGTGTACCAACCGTTTTGATGACGATACCAAACTGTCGTTCATGGATCTCTATACCAAAGTTGATGCTGGCGTTGAGTTGGAAACTGAGGAAGAACGTGTTGAAAATAATACCAATGAATCTGATGTTCCTTGGTAATACTTGACTAAATAACACGAACCTTTTATAATAATTAAACAATCTATATTATGGAGACATTATGGAATTAACGGTTGATCTTTCTGAGTTGCGCAAGCGCAAGATTTTTGTAGCAACTCCAATGTACGGTGGCAACTGCCACGGCATGTACTGTAAGTCGACTGCCGACCTCGCTAAGATGGGTCAGGCATATGGTATCGACATCAAGTTCTTTTATCTTTTTAATGAGTCGCTAATTACTCGCGCTCGCAACTATTGTGTTGATGAGTTTATGCGCAGCGACTATACTCACTTGATGTTTATTGACTCAGACATTGGCTTTGATCCCAACGACGTGCTAACTCTGGCTGCGCTAATGGATCCTGATGCTGAAGAAGCTGACCGCAAAGATATTATGTGTGGTCCATATCCTAAGAAGACTATCGCTTGGGAAAAGATTAAGATGGCAGTTGATAAAGGTTTTGCTGACGACAATCCAGGTGAGCTGGAGCGTTTCGTTGGTGACTATGTGTTCAACCCAGCTGAAGGTCAAACCCAAGTTCGTATCGATGAGCCAGTCAAAGTGCTTGAAGGCGGCACTGGTTTCATGATGATTACTAAACACGCATTCGAGAAATTCAATGAACATTATCCTGACTATTCATATAGACCAGATCATGTGCGCACTAAGCACTTTGATGGTTCACGTGAAATTATGATGTACTTTCAAGCATTGATTGACGAAAAGACAAAACGTTATTTGTCTGAAGATTATATGTTCTGTCAGTGGATGCAAAAGGTTGGCGTTGATGTTTGGATGGCACCATGGATGCGACTACAACATACAGGGTCATATACCTTTGGTGGGTCGTTGGCTGATTTGGCTGCCGTTGGTGCTGCCGCAACAGCTGACGTTGATTCAATTAAAAAGATGAAGAAGTGATATGAGTTTACCAGACGATAACAAATTCTCTTATAGTCCTGTTGCTGACGAAGATACTTCTGGCATTAACTGGGTTGATGTCAATAAGTTTTCGCCACAACTTGAGGGCGATTTCGGTGAAATAGAAAACGACTATGTTGACTTTAAGTACAACGAAGACTTTCTAGTGCAAGAGTTGATGCATTACATCGAAGATACATACGATCAACATTATTCTCAAGGCAACTTCCAAGCCACCGAGTTTATTATTGATGGTGGTCATGGTATGGGCTTTGCTTTGGGTAATGTGTTAAAGTATGCGCAACGTTATGGCAAGAAAGGTAGTGCTGAAGACGCAAGAAAAGACTTGATGAAAGTTCTACATTATGGTATAATTGCTTTATATGTTCATGATAAAGAACATCCCCGAATTACAATTAGTGATAACCTTACTGGTGAGGAAATTAAATAATGAATTTAAGTGATAACACGTTTGACGTTTTGAAGAACTTCTCGTCAATCAACCCTTCTATCTCGGTGAAAGCAGGCAACGTTTTGCGCACTGTATCTGAGCAAAAGAATATCCTTGCTCAAGCAGTTGTTGAAGAGTCGTTCCCCACACCGTTCGCTATCTACGACTTGGGTCAGTTCTTGGGTCTAGCGTCTTTGTTTGAGAATGAAGATTATAACTTTGGTCAATCTGCTGTAACGATCAGCGAAGGTAAGAACAAGTCACGTTATACCTACACTGATCCTTCTATGGTAACAACTCCACCTGAGAAAAATCTTGAGTTGCCTTCTACTGAAGTTCAATTCGTATTGTCTTATGACAATCTAAAGAAGGTTGTTAATGCAGCGAATCAACTTGGCTTGCCTGAGATTGTTGTTACTGGTGTCAATAACTCCGTATCTTTGGTTGCTACTGATACTAAGAACCCAACCTCTAATGAGTTCTCATTCGATCTAGAAACTGGAACAAACGCAACTTTCAAGTTTATCTTCAAGGTTGAGAACTTTAAATTTATGGCTGATGATTACAGCGTATCAATTTCGCAGCGTGGTATCTCGCACTTTAAAGGTAAGAAGGCAGAGTATTGGGTTGCGACTGAAGCAGGGAGCGAGTATAATGGTTAATATCTCAGTAGAACTTGCTCAAGCAATGTTGCAGGTAATTGACTATTCAGCAAGCAAAGGTGTCTTTATTGGTGACAAGTTGTCTATTGCTGGTAGCGTTCGCGCTGACATTCAAAAGGCAATTGCTGCTGCTAATGCGCCAGACGAAAAGTATGAATACACAACAAAACCAAGTGAGAAGTAAATGAGCAACATTACTATTCCGAGTGATCCTCAAACTAAACAAGCTCTTTTAAATGCTTTGAAAGAGATGTCTAACTCAATGACTCGTGTTGATGCAGAGAAAGACCTTCAAAAAGAAATTATCGAAGAAGTATCTGATAAGACTGAAGTTCCTAAGAAGTATATTAGCAAGTTGGCTCGTATCTATCATAAGCAAAACATCAGTGAAGTTAAAACTGAAAACGACGATCTAGAAACGTTGTATGAAGTTGTAACCGCAGGAGAATAATATGTTAGGTGAAGGTAACAAAGTTCCAGTAACATCGTTTATTGGTCGCGAAGGTGACATCGCACCCGAAGGTGGTTGCCCAATTGGTGGTAAGTTTGTTGAGCAGACTTACGATGATGTGTTTGCTAACAAGCGTGTTGTTGTGTTTGCTTTGCCAGGCGCATGGACTCCGACTTGTTCTAGTCAACAGTTACCTTCGTTTGAGGAAGCAGTTGATGAGTTCCGTGACTATGGTATTGATGACGTTTACTGTTTGTCAGTCAACGATGGTTTCGTAATGAATTCTTGGTTCGCTTACTTGGGTGTTAAGAAGATTAAACCTTTGTGTGATGGCAACGTAGCATTTACCATGGGTATGGGTATGGACGTTGGTAAGAATAACCTTGGATTCGGTGTTCGTTCTTGGCGTTATGCTATGGTTGTTAATGATGGTACCATCGAGAAAATGTTTGTTGAACCTGGATTTACAGACAATGCCGAAGATGATCCATATGGTGTGTCCTCTGCCGCATCGGTTCGTAGTTACTTGACTGCTTAATCGATTCGGTTTATAATAAA